CATGAAACCAGATTAGCAAGAGAGGAAGAGGAACTTCAGAAGTGTTCTGAGAGTGTCTCTGAGCTTGAAGATGCTAACTGGTAAAAAATCGCGAATCCTAACCAAAGGGCAAAAATCGCGTCGTGTATCTCTAAATAAACTCAAGTAAGTAACAACCATGTTAGGACTGGAATCACTCGAAGGAGAGTTCGTTATCAAAAAGGATGGTCAACTCATAAGGCATACGAAAGCCAGAGACCTACCTGCTAGTTTCGACCATCTAATAAAGTTTTGCCCTACCCCTCCCGAACCTCCACATAGTGTGAATGATCATACAGAAATGAGTCGGTATACGGAATACTTGCAGGAATTAATGACAAGAGAAACTAAATGACAGAATACGATTTCTGGTTCGACGAAGAAATACCAAAGGCACAGTACGGAAGTCTCCAATGTTGGATATCAAATGAGAAGACCCAACCATGGTCAACTGCATACGATATGACAATACATAGTATTATGTACGAGATAGCGTCAAAGAACGGATTAATATTAGGAGGGAGCGAATGCCAGCAGTCACCCGTATAGGAGATGCAGACACACCTCATTGTTCTGGAATGTCCAGAGCACAGGGTTCGTCTAATGTGTTTTGCAATGGTATAGGTATCTCTCGTCAAGGAGATAACAATACTGTTCATCTTAAACCTCCTGCAGCACCTGTATGTCCTCCTCATTCAGCATCAATAGCTACAGGAAGTACAACTGTCTTTGTAAATGGCAAAGGATGTGGTAGAGTAGGAGATGCAACATGTACTAGCGTCGCTGCTGGTTCATCAAACGTATTCGCAGGTTAATTATGGCAACAAGATATGCAATGGGTCTTCCCTCTATTGAGCAGCACCCAAAGAAGACAAGACAAGGTAAAGGATCACATACCAAGTATTCTGCTACCTCTAGAAATAAAGCAAGGAAGAGATACCGTGGCCAAGGCAAATAGAATTAAAGACGGTGGAAGGAACGCTAACATTCCTGTGGATATGAGTGATCATTTTTACGATCATGGTAACGAATATTGTAGATATTTGATCACAGATCCTAGGTCTGATAGGGCAGGTAAAAAAAAGTCACAAAAAGAAGTATAAATATACCTGAGGTTAATAATAGGCTAACAGTTGGCATTAATATCGAAGTCATTTCGTGACTTCTCGTTGACTTTTGAAAAGAACGCAGTGACAAACGATGTATTGGCACTGAACAATGAAGCAGCCATTAAGGAATCAGTAAAGAATATTGTACTCTACAACTTCTACGAGAAACCTTTTGACCCAGCATTCGGTGGTAATATCATCGGATTGCTTTTTGAAAATTTTACACCAAACGACGCACAGAAGATTAAGAGACGACTTAAGCAATGCATAGGAACTCATGAACCCAGAGTGGCGGTATATGAGATAAAGGCAACTTGGACTGAGGATCGTAATCAATTAGATGTAAGTGTAGCATACGTTATTATGGGTTTACCACCAACTTTTGATTCCATTGACGTAGCATTTAAACCATAATGGCATTTAATCAGGTCAACGCCTTAGAATTTAATCAAATCAAGGCACAAATTAAAGATTACCTAAGGGCACAGGAACAATTCTCGGATTATGACTTCGAGGGATCGTCCATGACTGTCCTTTTAGACGTTTTAGCATACAATACTTACTATACAAGTGTAAATGCTAACCTTGCAGTGAACGAAGGGTTCCTTGAAACTGCTGTTTTAAGAGAAAACGTTGTAAAACTTGCTAGAATGATTGGATATACTCCAAAATCAGCAAGATCTGCTCAGACAGTAGTCGATATTTCAGTTCAGACTGTAGTTCCATACCCAAAAACAGTTACAATCAACAAAGGATTGGTTTTAAACTTCACAGGATTGGATAATAACAACTTTGTATTCTCATTAGGGACTGATACTACTCAATCAGTAGACAGTACAAGTGGAATTGCCACCTTTACTGGTGTTCAATTGTTTGAGGGAGTGTTTCTTACCGATACTTTTGTAAAAGATATCAACCAAAGACAGAGATTTATACTAACCAATGCAAATGCAGACACAACTTCTATGAGAGTAGAGGTTACTTCTGGTACTATTACAGAAAGATACCTTCAAGCAACTGATATTACAAAGATAGATTCAACTTCTAAGGTATTTTTCCTAGAAGAATCTGAGTATGAGATACCCGAAATATTATTTGGTGACGGAAAGGTAGGAAAGGATCTAGAGAATGGAGATGTAGTAAGCGTACAGTATTCTACATCTAGTGGAACTGGTGCAAATGGACTAAAAGTGTTTGAGAATATTGGTACATTTAGAGATAACCTTAATAATACAATTACAAGTGGCATCACTATTACTGCTACTACGTTCCCTGATGGGGGTTCTCAAGCAGAAACTACGGAGTCTATTAAATTTGCTGCTCCTAAATTCTATTCTGCCTTTGGTAGAGCAGTTTCCACACGAGATTATGAAGCAATTATTCCTCAAATATATCCAAACGTGGGTTCCATAGCATGTTATGGTGGTGAGGAAGCAGAACCACCTGAATATGGTAAAGTATTTTTGGCAATCAAACCAAAAAATGCAGATAAATTATCTCTTTCCGAGAAAAATGTGGTTCTTAAGAGGTTAAGAGAGTATTCAGTTGCTGCAATTCAGCCTTCTATCATTGATCCGTCCATATTATACATTGATGTGGACAGTTTTGTGTACTTTAACCCGAATATAACGCGGAGAGAAGCGTCTGGAGTGAAAAATACCGTAATTAATTCATTAACTGTCTTGAATAATAGCGGAGAGTTCAATAAATTTGGCGGAAAATTCAAATTTTCAAAGCTTCAGAGTATAATTGATAGTTCAGAGACCTCAATTACGTCCAATATCACTCGTCTCAAGATGAGAAAGAACGTAACTGTCGATCTGGGTGCACGTGTGAACTACAAGATATGCTACGGTAACCGCATTAAGCAAGGAACTAGCACAAAACCTACCGTTATTAGTAGTGGATTTAAGATTGTTGGAGATGATTTCAACACTTACTACTTAAATGATGACGGAGCGAGTTCTTTGAGACTCTATTATGTCAAAGGAACTGGTGAATATGAGTATGTTGATGGTCTATGGGGTACAGTTGACTACTCCATGGGTGAAATTGTAATCAATGATTTGATTATTTCATCTACAAGTGTAGCAAATAATCAATTACAGATATCTGGAACTCCTGAATCTAATGATATCATATCTTTACGAGAAACCTACTTGACAGTAGGCATAGATAATACGACTGTAAGTGTTGTAGAAGACACTATCAGTAGTGGTTCAAATATTTCTGGTACAGGAGTAGTACCAGAGTCCAGCTATAGTTAGTAACAGATGACAAATTCTTCCTGGAAGGTTAGTTCGTGGACTACCCCGACCACAACGGTTTCTGTACCACCAGTACCGTCTGAGGTCAGTCCTGAATCTAAATCGCAAATATCCCTCAGTGTTGCGGGACAGTTTGCTTCGTTTATACAGGAAAATTATCCAACCTTCATATCGTTTGTAAAAGAATACTATAAGTCACAAGAATTAAAGGGATACTGTTTTGATGTCATTCAGAACTGGTCTGACTATTATAATATTGACAACTACGGTGGTCTAGTTACTGAGACTACACTAATTTCAGCGTTAACAACTACCTCTTCAGCAGTTGACGTTGAATCTACTCGTGATTTTCCTAATGAAGGTCTTTTAATGGTAGATGATGAGATCATTTACTACCAAAAGAAAGGATCTACACTTTTTCAAGACTGTGCAAGGGGATTTAACGCTGTAAAGTCAGTTGGAGAGGTTGGAACTTTCCAATTTGAAGAAACAACTGCTGCAACTCATGCTCTTGGAGCAAAAGTTGTCAATTTAAACAATATATTTCCACTTTACATACTTGGAAAGTTCAAAGAACAGTTTTTAGCGACTTTTCCAAAGAACTTTGCAAGTGGAGTTACTGAATCAACAGTAATTAAGAGAATTAAAGACTTCTATGCTGCAAAGGGGTCTACAAGGTCATTCCAATTTGTTTTAAGAACACTATTTGGCGTAGAATCAGAAGTTAACTACCCAAGAGAGAGAATATTCAAACCATCCGATGCATATTACACCTCCAGAGAGGTTATTCGTGCGGTTGCTGTCTCTGGAGACCCTATTGCACTTGTTGGACAAGTATTATACCAAGAAAACGACGCAAACGACGCAAATGTTGCTTCTGCAAGAATTTACGTTAAGGGAGTTGTAGAAGTATTCACTCCAAGTGGCACAATCTTTGAAATTGACGTAGATACCAATAATTCACTAGGTACATTTGTTACACCGTACAAATCTACTCTTGCAAATGACTTAGGTGGTCAATTAACAGATACAACTGTTACAGTTGACTCTACATTAGGTTGGCCAGAGGCAAATGGTCGATTTAGGATCGAAGATGAGATTATAAGTTATACAGACAAGACTGTAACCCAATTTCTTGGTTGTAACCGTGCTAGAGAGAATACAATTATCAATGCACATGATTCAGGTCAAGAAGTCTTTGCTGCATTCAAGATTTTCGGATATTCTAATGTAGATAACTCAGAAATCCAGTTAAAGGTATATGGTGGTACTAGAGGTGTAATATTGAACGATGGTGGTAAGTATTATCTACCAGACAGTAAAGTCACAACACCTGCAGCACCTGGCTTTGATAGTATTGATCCTCTATGGGATAGTTTTACATATAATGTGAGACGTGCTCTCAGAGGGTCTTCAGCGACCCTAGGAAGCGTACTTGCTGATGGTTCGGTACGTTGTACTGTTGTGACTAAAGAAAGACATTATTTAAAAAGAGATGATGTCATTAGAATACTGAATGCACCTGAAGACATCTACAATAATATGCACGATGTTGCAGGTATTATTGATGACTTTACATTTGAGTTTATATTCAGCTCAACACCTGCAAATGGTATAACAGGATTTGAATTCTACATTGCTAGAGAGTTTGCATTTGGTAAGAGTGACTATAATTCAATTAATGTAGGAATTGAGAAGTATACCGCAGATGTACAGAACACTTATAAGAGTAGTACAGATGCACTTGTAACTAGTACAGGTTTACCATCACATAAGATAGGTCCTTTCGGTACTAACGACTTAAATCCTGGCAACCAGAGATATCTTAAGAGAATACCTCTTGTACCATCTACTAAGAGTACAAAGACTGCTACTCCAGTAGGTCAAGTTGGTATTGGATCAAATGGTGTACCTTTCTTCTCATATAAGGGAGAGGGTAAAAAGAAATATGGTGGATTGAAGTCTATTACGAAAATTAACGGTGGAACTGGATATGATATCACAAACCCTCCTACAGTTGAGTTTGAAGCAGACTATAAACTCAATACACCCTATGCTTCAGGTATAAGAGTCAAATATAATGGTAATAGGTATAAATCGTTACAAGCAGGTATATCTTCTAATACATTATACCCAACACACAATACTGGAGACGCTGCAGTAGGTCAAATCACTTGGGAATACGAAGGAACGCCAGCAGCAGCGACTGTTTCCGTAAAAGGATCAGTAACAGCTATAAACGTTACTAATGGTGGTAGTGGATATACAACAGAACCAATTATATCAATTACTGGTGGTGGAACAACCTCTGATAACCAAGCATCTGCTACTGCACAGATTACATCGGGTACTGTAACTGGTATTAACGTTGTTAGTGGTGGATCTGGATATACCAGTGTCCCAACTATCACAATTACTGGTGGTAATGGTTCTGGGGCAACTGCAACCGCAACTTGTCGAGGTCCTGTTGATACTATTAACATTTCTAATGCAGGAACTCAATATACATACGAACCAACTATCAATTTGATCTCTGGTAGTGGTGCTGTTGCATATCCGTCAATATTGAACGGAAAGATCGAAAGTATTATTGTTACATTTGGTGGTAGTGGATATTTTGGTGCTCCAGACGTT